GTATGTATTTGCGGTATGTATTTGCGATATGTATTTGCGGATGTATTTGTAGTATTATTTAAACTCATCATTATGTCGAACCCTTTTTTCATCACTAGATTCTTTTGTAGTATCATTGATATCTTTTCTCTTTTTTGTATTTTGAATAAATGTATTAGAATACGGCCATATAGGTGGAAGTATACCTTCCAATTGTTCTCTTTGCTTCTCATAACATAAAGATAGAACATCTATTTTAGTATTGATAATTTTTATCCTATCAAACCTTGAGTTACTAATAAGATTTGCAATTTGGCTCCTTGTAATTATCTTATGACTTAACCCATTAGGGTGGTTAAATACTTTATTAAATGCATCTAATGGTAAGTTACAACTCGTGTCAAACCATTTTGCAGAATTTAGTCCACTCAGTGATACCGAACTATTTAACAAGATACTAATGCATTTTGTATTTAATATATCTTCTTCATCAGAATATGTACTAATGTTGTTGCATATTAATCTGAATAGATCCTTTCCTTTATTATAGTATATATTGTTAGAAAGTGCTACTTCTCCGTATTGTGCAAATATTCTATTGTTTTTCATCTTCAGGCTCATATTTATAAAATCGATATCGGGTTTAGATCCAATGTAGTCGAATATTTTATCAATCATAGTATTAGAAACTCCTTTGGATATGGCCCAGTATAATAATGAATGTATTATATTATCCCCTTTTGACAACCTCGGGCCCAGTACCGGGCTTATTATATTATTATCCAGTAATAAATTTATCTTTTCTTCGGAAAGCGCCTCATACCTTTCTTCTATTGAGTAATTTTGGTATATATTATGGGTGAATGATTCCATATTAAATACAAGAGATTTGTTCTTGTACTTCGGTCTAGTATGTGAAATTATATTATTTAATGTCTGGTAACTATACTCAAACAAATGGGAACCCCTATCTGCTAAAATTATACATAGATTTGATGTAGAAGGATGTTCTCCAAGAACGCTATCGACCAATATATTTACCAAGAAATCCGGAAAGAATTTTAAAAGATTGATATAAAGAACTCTGTATGGGATGTGTCGTAAAATCAGTAATATTATTTCATTGCTAATATCTCCTAAGTTATTCTTCCACTTAATTGGTAATATTTTTCCAATTAATTTTTCCTTGAGATTATTACTCACCTTTTCCATAAGTGATATAGTAGTGAATGAACTCATTTTTGATAATTGTTTCAGAATATTAGATTTTTTGACAAATCTATGAATTCCTAATAAATCATGACGATTATTCACACTGGTTAAGAATAAGAATATGTTTGTAATTATTTGATTAACTGCAGTGGGAAAGATATTTTGAGGAAGTATATTATACAGAATCGAATTGTATGTTTTGGCAACTTCAATATGAAAATCACCTGATTCTTTATATCTTTTTCCGACATCCGATTCCATAATAACCATAAGGGTATCACCGATAGCTATTTTTAAATTATTTTTAGTATTTTTTAAATTGTTAAAATCATTCTGTCGTCTTTGTCTATATCCAATAAATTGCAATCTCTGAATTGAATTGATCAAAGAAATGAGCTGATCTTTATTAATATATGTTATAAGGTTATGTTTTAACATATATGAGGTAGCTCTGAAATTTCTATTATTTAAAGCTTTAGTGAATGAAGAACAGCGTCCGTAATCATCACAAAGGTCATTGGAACTGTTATATATCTTTCCGGAATCGATTACAATTTGAGAGTATTTGCAAATGCCCCTTACCCGATACCTTTCACGGATATATAGGTATGAAAATATTATCTCAATTGTATCACTTGAAAGTTGGTTGAAAGACATATTCTGCTGAGCTTATTTTTGTAATGATTGTTCATTTAATAATCATTTATTCAATTTTTATGTATATTTTCACGTATATTTTCATGTATATTTTCATGTATAGTTTCATGTATAATATACATAAAAAACGGTTAAATGCCTACAATTACTAATAATTTGACTACAAAGTCTAAGAAGAATTGTATAAGTAGGAGTAAATTAATCCTTAGACCGCATCAATCAGATGTTGTTAAACAATTCAATAATCAGAAAGGAATTATTGCAATACATGGAGTAGGGAGTGGAAAAACATTAACTGCAGTAACGGCAAGTCAGTGTTTTTTAGATAGAAATCCAAATAAAACTGTAATTGTTATAACTCCAAAATCTTTACAAGAGAATTTCAGAAAAGAATTAAGAGCTTATGGGGTAGGGAAAAATATAATTCAGTATAAATTCTTTACATATAATGGATTATTTAATCTTGGTAAAAAAGCATATATTTTATGTAAACAAAATTTACTAATCATTGATGAAGCGCATAATTTAAGAACACCAGGAAGTAAACTCGCAACGGTCATAATTAAATGTTCGAAAATTGCAAAAAAGATACTTCTATTATCAGCCACCCCTCTAGTTAACTCACCTTATGATATCGTTAATTTGATAGCAATGGCAACCGGCAAAGACCCAATTGATAAACGAACATTTAATGGATTGACATTAGCTGGGCTAAAATCATTCTTGAAATGCAATATTGATTATTTCGGTTCGAAAAAAAATGACCCAAATTTCCCAAAGGTCATAAATAAAATTGTTAAAATACAAATGAGTTCGGATTACTACAAAAGATACCAATCGATAGAATGTGCGAAAAGTAAAATCATGGGAAATAATCCAAAGGCATTTCTACACGGGGTGAGGAAAGCTTCGAATGCTATTAGTATGTTAGATAGTGCGAAAATTAAATGGGTTATTAAAAAAGTAAATAATGATGCGAAAAAAGGAAAAAAATCACTTATATATACGAGCTGGGTCAAATCGGGATTACGTCCGATAATAAAAGGATTACAAAAGTGGGATCCAGTCATGGTGACTGGGTCAATGTCTAAGAAAGGGCGCAACAAGGCAGTTGAAGATTATAATACTGGGCGCAGTAAAGTAATGATTATTACGAAAAGTGGATCGGAAGGACTAGATCTAAAATCTACAACAAATATGATACATGTTGATCCGGTATGGAATAGGGCGGCAGAAGAACAAATTACTGGGAGAGCGGTACGTTATAAATCACACATAGAACTACCTCCGAGCCGGCGTAAAGTTTATGTATGGAAATTAATTTTAGTTAAACCAAAAAGACGTGTTAAGGGAGATAATATTTTGTCGGCGGATGAATGGGTGCTGAAAATTATGAAAAGTAAAGAAAAAGAACTTTTGAGATTTGAAAAATTTATTGTTAAAGTTTCCAAAGATAAACTGGGATGTGGAACATTAAAGCAAAAAATTAAAAGACGGCCGTGGACCGAAATGATGAAATAGAGAAATAACGAAATTACAAAATTACGAAATTACGAAATTACGAAATTACGAAATATAATATTATGATTTCCAAAAATGGCCAGCATTTGATGAAACAGATATCGATCCGCGGGGATTTTTACCAACGAATGCATATGTTATAATCGAACCATTATAATTATGAATTATATCTACCCGGAATACGTAAGAAACTAAGATAAGAAAAGGGTCGCTTGTTGAACAGTAATATCCCTGTTCTGTTTGGTTTGAATCATACTCTTCGACGGCTTCAAAATTTTCACTTCTGGCTTTATCACTAATAAGAGTACCTTGCACCATTACATTATCGACTTGGTGATTTCTACTTTTTAATTTACTTACAAAATTAAAAACACTTATATTTTTTAACCCAAACGGTTGCAATGCCGCAATTAGCCCGTCCCAAAAACATGTCATATTTTACTTACAAAATTAAAAACATTTATATATTTCATTATACTACTCCAGTAATTAAAATGAATTATAGTAAATATATTATTAAATAGAACGGAAGTGGTATATTATTTTTTTTATTTAAATTTAAATTGTTATTTTGATATATCTAAGAAATTTAAAATGGAAAGTAGTACCATAATATCAGATAATCTAAACGGATTGGCTTTTCCATACGAGAGAAGCATTCTTATTGATAATGTCGTAATTATTAATTACGGTAATGGATGTACATGTAGTCGAAGTGTTAAAATAACAGAAAATATGTGTCCGAGTTTTAATATTAATAATGTAAAAAAAATAACATACGGAAATAGAGAAACTGATAATATGATGATCATAAATTTTCATACGAAGTTGCTAACTTTCGAAGATCTAGTATCGGGCGCTTTGCAAGTTGGAGAAACTTAAAATATTTACTCATTATAGAATTTGGAATACATAATTTCGTATTCGTATTCGGATAGGTATAATTAGTAATTTATTTTCTAATATAATAAACAAATGATACACTTACTATAGTAATTATACCCATTAAACAATGTTTAATATTTTTTTTATTTAATTCTTTATTGGATTCATTTCTTATCATTTCCAAATTATGCTTCCGGTAAATATGATCATAAGTGTCAAACCAAATATTTTGATAATGATTTAACAATTTTATTATAAATTTATGCTTATCCGAAGTATTTTTCAACTTATCTAAACGATAAAGAAACTTATCAATATTATACATTGGCGTATCATACATTGGGAAATTACTATTTCCGGATTCTTCAGAATTATTAATAGTATTATTTTTGTTAGTAATCAATAGTTGATCTATTGATAAATCCATTAAATTACGTGTTTTTTTAAAAGAATATAATGGCATTATTGTAATATATAGTTGCACAATTGAATATATTATTAAACACAAACTAATTCATATGATATACATTTCACATGACATATAAACTAATTATTATAGACGCGCCAGAGCATTTATCCGAAATGGATATTGCTTGGAAAAATATTCTAACATTAGACAACACTTTTGATTTGGTCAATATGAGTAATATGATTATTATCTGGTTGAAGACAAGTAAACAAAACCCTCAAATGCTGGAAAAAAAGATGCGAAACTCAAATTTAAATACCCACTTATTTGCCATACCCGTAATTAATACGGAAAATATAATCTGTAAAAAATTTGATTCGGATGAAATTGCGGATTTTGAATTACGAATTAGCTGCCAACCACTCCATATGGCTAAAAAAGAGGCAGAATCAACATTCGAAAAATTATTTCCAGGTCAAGATAAGAATAAAATTTTATCTCTTGCGGGTATAAAAACTTTAGAAAATGGAGAAGTTTTAGAAAATGGAGAAGTTTTAGAAAATATGAGCAATGAGAGAAAATTATACAAAATTATAGAAGTAGATTTAGAAAATGAATTTTCATCGGTCGTTAAAATGGCCGAAATTGATAATATAAAATGGAGTTTTAAAATTATAGGAAAAGCAGATAATGGTTTGCCAGTTAAGGCGGCGGTTATAGATAATACACAAAATTTACTTACAAATATAGCAATTACGGAATATGATAACGGAAAAAAAAGATTTATGCCAATCCAATAATATATTAAAAATGATAATTATTTGTGATTACATATTATTTTTTTATTTTATTAATTCTTTTTAGTATGAAGAATATATATTACATATAAATCATTAGGTATTATTTCTAATATTATTCACCGTACTTAAGACTAATATACCCTAATAATTGTTAAAGCATTAGAAATGTTGATTTTTATTTAAAAATGATGAAAAAAACATCAATGAAATATTTTTTATTACCTTTTTTTATATATACTTTAGTATACAACTCCCCGAGTCTTATTCAATAAATCGTCTCTCAGACTTAAAATAACTTCAATATGTCAGCCGGTGCAGTATTCAAGCTTATAGCAAATGATGGTAAGGCGGATCGTCTTATTATGGCAACAAAGTTGCTTAACCAACGTGTCAAGGATGTCATGTGCGCGAGGAAGCGCGCTGGGAAGGCCGACATCACACCCACACTAGTAGATATTGAACGTACTCACGTTCTCTTTGTAAATGCACACTTTAAGCCATTTGCTGCCATTGGTTATGAATATACCAAGGTAAATACACAGTCGGGTAGTCCGAATTTGGGTTCTAGTGTAACTTTTAGTATTCCCCAATTTGGCGATTTCTTTCATGATATGGTATGTAGGGTGCGTCTTGGTGCAGCTACTGCAGTCCAACAAACGGTACCGTTACTCAGTGGACTTCCAACCGTCAATAATACTGTCCAATCATATGTTGATGCATTTGGAAATGATGTGGGTGTGGCTGTAGCAGGTACATCTGGTGGTGGAAGTGGACTTGTTGGTACTGTTCCAGTTACTTATAGAAATTTGGTTAGATACTGCGAGTATCCAGCAAATCGTCTGTTTACATTGGTGAGGTTTACTGTTAATGGTAATCCTCTAGATGAATATACTGATA